CTCGGTGATTAGGACCAGGCCGGCGTCCCTGGAGTCGTCCAGGAGCACCCCATGGAGCGCCACAAAGCCCTCGTCGCCGACGGTGATGACAGACGACTCGTCCATCATCTCCCAGCCGTAGAAGACCTGGAGGCGCTTGTTGAGTTGCATCGACAGCGAAGCCAGCATCGACACAGCCACGTGATGGGCCATGGAAGTGGTCAGGGCGGGATCGTTGCTTTCGCTCCCAAACTGCGCCTCGGCCAGGGCCATGGTCGCTGCCCAGTGATCGTCGGTGTGCTCCAGCATGAGGCTCAGAGCAGCAGCCTCTTCGTTGACCTGGTGCTGTCGTTCGGTGATGGCTAGTTGCCACTTTGGGATGTCAGTCATTGGCCCGCTTCACCAACTTGTCGATGAGGCCGTTCAACACTGACACGGCAAGATCGTCCTCGCCATCGGTCACGGCGTCCACCACGATCCTCTTAGCCTCGATCAACTCGAAGATGTCGTCGTCGATCGTACCGTCAGCCAGCAGATACCACGATGACACCACCGAGGCGTCCTGTCCGATGCGGTGGCAGCGATCAGTGGCCTGGTCATGCTCGGCAGGGGTCCAGCCCTGCTCAACGAACAGCACGTCGGATGCGGCCGTAAGCGTGATGCCGACACCGCCAGCCTTCATGTTCAGGACGATCACACGGGCGTCGTCGTCGCCCTGGAACTTGTCGATCGCTTCCTGACGGGTCTTCATCGAATCGTCGCCAGCGACCCTCATCCCGCCGTACTTGTCGGCCAGAGCGTTGACCACGGCCTTGTGGTGGGCGAACACGACCAGTTTGCGGTCGGTGCTGTCGAGGAACGTGTCGATCCACTCGACCGCCGCGTCGACCTTGCCTTCGCCGGCGAGACGCTTGAGAATCATGATCTTCGCCAGAGCGTCGGCGTACTCGGAGTTGCGGCCCTCTTCTGCCAGCCACACGATCGTGTCCGACTCCATGGCCCTGTATTCCTTGGCCTTCGCCGGCGAGAGGTCCGTCTCGATGGTGTACTTGGCCTTGGGCGGGAGTTCCTTCATCACGTCCTCCTTCTGACGACGCACGTAGCAGGTGCGGCGCAGGAGAGCGTTGAGTTCCTCAGTGTTGGAAGAGCCGTTGAAGTCCCAGCCGTAGCCGTTCCTGCGGGCGTCGCAGTAACGCTTCTTGAAGTTCCACGGGCCACCGAAATCGTCGATCCGCCCGAGAATCTCCAACTGGGAAACCAACTCGACAGGGCGGTTCAGGACAGGGGTACCGGTGAGGGCCAGCACCATCGACGGGATGCCCTCAGCGATCTCCTTGAGCGCCTTCGTGCGCTTGGCGTCCTTGTTCTTGGCGTAGTGGCTCTCGTCGAATACCAGCGACTGGAAGCCGACGGCGTTGAGGGCGTCCTTCTGCTTATCGAGGATGTCGTAGTTGATAATCACCACGTCCGAGTTCTTCACACCGACCTTGTTGTCGACGATGTGGACGGTCTTGCCGGGAAGCCACATGCGGACTTCACGCTCCCAGTTGTGCTTCAACGTGGCAGGGCAGACAACCAACAGGGGGTAAGCCTGCTCGTACTGGACCGAGGCCAGCGACTGGACTGACTTCCCTAGGCCCATTTCGTCGGCGATGAAGCAGCGCTTCGTGTCGACGGCGTAAGCGACACCTGCTACCTGGAACGGGTGCAGGGCCAACTTCGCACCAGTCAGGGGGTGCTTGTCGCCTATCCCTGAGATGTGGAGAGTCGACGTGTCGGCCTCGGAAGCGACGGCACGGCGCTCGGCCTTGGAGTTCATCTCGATGGCCTGCGCTTGGATCGTCGGGTCGAAGTTGAAGTCGAAGTTCACGGCGAGGGCGACCACTGACTGGGCCATCGTGGCCGGCAGGGTCCACACCTTGCGCTTCGTATCCCACCGTCGACCGGCGAGGTCCTTGACGGCTGCGACGAGGTACTGGTCGTAGTCGAAGTCCATGATGAACTTCCCGTCCTCGAAGTACAGTTCCCGCTTGACCTTGGTCAGTTCCTCGCTGGAGGCAGGGGTGAACTTGTCGAGTTGCGCCTGGACCTCAGGGCTGGTGCGGAAACCGTTGGTCTCGACAAACGTGCGGACCTTGGCCCCCTGTTCGACAGGGGCGTACCACTTCTGCTCGTCGGGCACCCAGTGGGCACCGGTGATCTTCCGCAACTGGGCAACCAGCGCGGCGTCATAGGCGGCCGTGATGACAAAGTGCCCATCGTCGATCTTGTCGATGACACGGGATTCGGCTGCCTTGCGCTTGCGCTCGGCCTGGCGGGCGTCGTCGCGGCCGTCGCCGAGAACCTTCTTCGGGACAGGGAGGTCGGCATAGATGTAGCCATAGCCCTCCAACTGCTTGCCGTACTTGGCGAGCATGGTGTACGCCTCGTAGGTGAGCGCGTCGGACCATTGGCCGGGCATCATTTCGGCGGCGCGGTTACCGAACGGAGCGTCCGTTCCGTTGAACCCCACGCCGTCTTCGGCTTGCGCCCCGTCGCAGTTCGCCGAGAGGGCGACGACGGCCATCCAGATTGCTTCTTTGGTTGTGTCTTGAGTCATGGTGTCAGTCATACCGACACTCTACCGTTAGGTGACTAGACCTACAACCTTCTCCTGTCGCGCTTCTTGGGGTTCCTCCCCAGGCGCTTTTTGACACGAGCCTTGTATGAAGAGCCGTGCTGTGGCTTTACCGGATGACCCTGTTCATCGCGTCCTTCGGGCATCTCTGTAGGAAGCCTGGTGACCTTCCACTCCTTGCCGGTGTCGTCTTCCCAGACCAGGAAGTCAGTCTTTGCGGTCATTGACCATCACCACATAGAGGGCCATGGCCATCACCGCTGAGATAAACAGCCCGCAGTAGCCGACCCACTCCCACACCTACCGGAGACTCCCGTTCGTGCTCGACAGCAACCTGAGGGTGTGTATCTCCCTGGCCAGGGCGACCATCTGCTGGACCAGGGGCTTCGAGACGGTCATGGCGTTGGCTACCTCAGAGTAGGTAAACCCATCCCCACCATTACCGAAATCGCAAGCCTCCTTCACTGACAGGGCTCGCTCCTTGATGATCGACTGACGAAGTTCAGCGACGGCCGGCAGGACCTCGTTGTTGAGGATGCGTGCTCTCTCCAACGGGTCTTCGGATTCGAGGGCGACCTGGAGCAGACGTTCGACACTCATCTGGAACGCTCCGTGATGTAAAGCATCAGTCTGTCTTCCCCGCCATCGACTTTCGGCGCCTTGAACTCTAGCGACTTGACGAACTCAGGGCCGTCGTCAGGAATCACCCCAGCGTCTACCAGACCGTCGATGCACGCCTTGGCCACCGGGAAGTGCCCACCAGTGTCGGCCATGTTCCGCCGGTTCTTCCTGTGCGGGACACACATGATGTCGATGCTCTTCATCTTCGGGACCTTCGCTTCCAGGGCGGCTGCGTAAGCCGCCTCTCTCCATGTCTTAGTTAGTTTCGCCCTCTTGTGGTAGTGCATTGTCCTTTCGCCGTTGAGCGTGAACAGCGGTCCTGGGATAACTAGCGTCCAACGGTTGGCCACATAGTCACCTTATACCCCTCTTCGCCCACCACTCTTGCACTACCAAAACGCCGTCCTCGCAGAACCCGCACTCGGTGCGGTCGTCCGTAGACGGGGACTTACGCCCCCCATCGCAATAGGGGCATTCGATCTTGGAGGTGTCGCCAACCAGATAGCCGTGGATCATCTTCGCCGCATGGTCTCCCTGATCTCGGCCAGATGAACCCTGGCTTCCTCAATGGTGCACGGTGGGGTCTTCGGTGCCTCCAACTCGTAGGAGCGCGGCCGGACAGCCATCAGGACCTCCTTGAACTCGGCCCATGACGGCCAGAACTTGCAAATGTCGCCAACCTTGTCAACGGCCTTCATGCCGTGATCGAACTCAAACGGTTCGAGTTTCTCCACCCAGAACCTGACCTCTTCAACAGACAGGGCCTTGTTGGGAAACACCACGCTGAGTTTCGCCAGCACGTAGTCAGCATGGTCAGGGGTCATTACCGCTGGTTCTTTAGTTCTGCCCGCTTCACCTTCATCGGGACTGGCTTGAAGTCCTTACCGCGAATCCTCAACAGTTCCTCGCGGGTCGGCTGGTCGTTACTGTCATTCCGTATGTTGCCCATCGCGGGCCTCCCTTGCTTGGCTGATTGCGCTCCAACCCTTGGGGGCTGTAACTACATCTTCGACCTTGACGGTCGCCGGGTCTAACTCGGACCAGTGGTTGGCGACGGCCACCGGGGTGACGGCAGCCCCACTGAACTTGCGGCGATACACCTGGA